TTTTGAAATTGACACTGGTGTAACTTCAGATTGTGATTTTTCTGTAATTTTTAAAAGTGCTAGTGTTGTTGTTTTGCCCGGTCGGTATAAAATAGAATTAACAGAACAAGCTGGTGTATTTCAAAACTTAAACGTAAATGTTAAGTATTGGGTTGCCGTTGATCCATCTAGTAAATTCAATTAAACTTAATAACTAAAATACTATGCTACCTGAAGAAGAACGGGAGCAAAAAGAAGAAGAGTGTATGGATCTTGTTAATAAAGCAAGTGATATACTCAATGATGCTTCCTGCACCCATAATAAAACAGAGCGGAAAAAGTTAGAAAAGCAAGCTGAAGACTTAATAAAAAAAGCTGAAGAAATAATAGAAAAAATTTCTGAGGATGAATCGGAAAATGAATGATATTATAAAAGATGAAGTGCAACGTATTATATCTGATTTTGATGATCCTGTTAAGAGAAGGGGTCATGTTAATAAATTAAATGGTAAAATGAAATTTGCACTGGATCCTGTTGCTTATGCTGAAGATGCAATAGTTTGTATTGAAGATCAAATTAAAACAACTGTAAGTAAAAATAAAAAAGCAAAATTGGAAAGAAAACTTGCAGATTGGCAAAAAGCACTTGAAACTTTACGTTCAGAATAGTATACTATATCTAAATTAAGGTAAACCATTATTTACAATATATCGGGGCAATTTTTAAAATGGAAAAAGAAGAATATGATGAAATTTTGCTAAGGATTGCTGATGGTGGAAAGGTAAATTTGCATTTAATTTACAGATCTATAATTTTTCAATCTATATGTTCTAAGTATAAAAATGCAAAAGACTTAAAAAATAATTTAGATGAAGCATTAGAGTTGACAAAACAAATTTGTTTAAATCTAGATCCAACAATCGAAAGAGATAAAGAGCAAAACAAAGAAAAAGAAGTTGAATAATGTACTTAGATAATCATGTTATGTGGGTTGAAAAATATCGACCTAGAACAGTAGAAGATTGTATACTGCCAAAAACAATTAAAGATACATTTAATGGAATAGTAAGATCTGGAGAAATACCAAATTTATTACTTTCTGGGCCGGCTGGCACTGGTAAAACTACAATTGCAAAAGCAATTTGTAATGAATTGGGATTACTTGAAAATAACATGCTTTTTATCAATGCATCTAAGGAGCGTGGTATTGATACAATTCGCACAACTGTTACCAAATTTTCTAGCACAAAATCATTTGATGGTAAAAGAAAGGTGGTTTTATTAGATGAGGCTGATAGTTTAACCCCAGATGCCCAAACTGCACTTAGAGCACTCATAGAAGAATTTTCTTCAAATACATCTTTTATTTTTACTTGCAATTTTAAAAATAGAATAATAAAACCACTACATTCAAGAACAACTGTCATTGAATTTAAACCAAAAAATAAAGAAGATAAATTAGAATTAATTAAAGGTCTTTATCGGAGGGTTGTTCAAATATTAAGCAATGAAGATGTTGAGTATAATAAAGATGTTTTACAAAAAGTATTAATAAAATATTTTCCAGATAATAGACAACTCATTCAAGATCTTCAAACGTATACAAAAGCGTATGGAAAAATAGATGAAGGGTTGTTGTCTTATGATAAAGAAATTGATCTCAGTGGACTATTTAAAGCATTGAAAAATAAAGATTACAAAGAAGTTAGAAATTGGGTTGTGAATTCATTGGATAATGATCCAAATATTTTATATAGAAAAATATATGACAATTTGAAAGATGCATTAAAAAATACATCTATTCCGCAAGCTGTTATACTTATAGCAGATTATCAATATAAAAATTCATTTTCTGCCGATAGCGAAATTTGTTTTTTGGCTTTTTTAACCGAATTGATGGTACATTGTGAGTTTAAATAAATGAAAATTGATCAAATTATAAAATTCAAAAATCAAGAAACTGTAGAACCCGAATCTACAGAGACTAAAAAAATTAATATTTTTAATTTTCTAAATGATTTATATTACGATAAAAAAAATATTCTTGATGAGGAAACCGAGCATCTATATAAACCATTTTTAATTAATAGGTGGATATCTGGAAACTTAGATACCGTTTTGTATGCACAAGAAATGAATCAAAGATCTGAACTATTATCCGATCAGCAATATGATTACTACTTCCATTCTATACCAAAAAGAAAACGGTTTAGTAAATGGTTAAAACAAGATAAGGATGATAAAATTTCTTTAATAATGGAATATTATAATTACAATCGTTCCAAAGCAAAAGACTGTTTGAAATTGCATAGTGAGGAAGATTATGAAAGAATCAAAAAATCAATGGATAGGGGAGGGGTCTCTAAATAATTTGGAAAAAGTTTTAAAAGAACTCCACATTGAAATAGAAGATTCCAATCAAACAATAAAAGAGACTAAACGGGCAATAATAGAGATACAAAAAGAAATTTTTAAAATTAAACATAAATCCACCATAAAAAACTTTCTTAGAAAATTTGTATTCAATAAATAATATTAGTAATTTTTATTATTTTTTGGATATTTAAAATGTCAATTATAGATGAACTTGTGGAGATTACTTTAAATGATCCACAAGACTTTTTAAAAATTAAAGAAACTCTCACCAGAATGGGTATTGCATCTTGGGAGAATAAAACACTTTATCAATCTTGTCATATATTACACAAAAGACAAAAATATTATATTGTACATTTCAAAGAACTTTTTAAACTAGATGGTAAACCAAGCACACTATCTGAATCCGATATTGCTAAAAGAAATTTAATTGTAGAAATGCTAGAAGAGTGGGGCCTTTTAAAAATTGTAGATAAAAGCAAAACACAAGATCCAAAGGCAAAAATAAATCAAATAAAAATATTGCCACACAAAGATAAAAAAGATTGGAAGTTAGAGGCAAAATATACTATCGGCAAAAAATAAAAAATTGACACGTTCTCAAATATTTGATATATTATATTAATGATAAACGCACTTGGAATTTATAAAATTTACCCCGATATAGAAAACTTAAAATATGCAACTGAAGGGTCTGCGTGTTTTGATATTTGTGCACATTTGGAACCTGGCAGAGAAATTACTTATTATTCACCAGACAATAGAGAGTGCACAAAACCTCCGCACCATGGAATAATGGAGATTTATCCCGGTCAAAGGTATTTGATACCAACAGGATTAATTTTCGATATTCCAAATGGCCACTCATTGCGATTACACCCAAGATCGGGTCTTTCCCTAAAGAAAGGTCTAATACTTTCAAATTGCGAAGGTGTTATAGATAGTGATTATGTAAATGAACTTTTTATTATATTAACAAATGTTAGTAGGGTGCCAGAAAATATTAAACATGGTGATAAAATTTGCCAGTGTGAGATAGTTAAAGATGAGATATACAAATTTGATTATTTGAAAACTGCCCCAAAAGAAAAAACAAACAGATCTGGTGGTTTTGGATCTACTGGTAAATAAAATGAAAATTTGTTTTATTTCTGATACTCATGCACTTCATGATAGCATTGATACTTCCGCTATACCTGAGTGTGATGTTTTAGTTCATTCTGGTGACATAACACGCAAAGGTGATTTTTCTGATATTAAAAGTTTTTGTAACTGGTTGGATAAAATAAATCAAGCAAAACATAAAATAGTTGTTGCAGGAAATCACGATTTTTGTTTGGAAACACGCCACCAAGATTATCCTCGCAGTGTATCTAGATTGGAAGACTCATGCAAATATCTATTCGATAATGAAGTTATTTTAGAGGGTGTAAAATTTTATGGTAGTCCTTGGCAACCAAAATTTAATAATTGGGCATTCAATTTACCAAGAGATGGTCGGGGTTTATATCACTGTTGGAATTTAATACCAAATGATACCGATGTTTTAATAAGTCATGGGCCACCCAATACATTTTTAGATAAAACCTCTTCTGGTGAAAATGCAGGTTGTAAGTTTTTAATGAATAGAGTTCAAGAAGTTTGTCCAGCAATACATGCTTTTGGACATATACATGAATCCTATGGTACTTTTGAAGATGGTGTCTTGGGTACAATTTTTGTAAATGCTTCTACCTGCAATTTGAAACATGAGCCAATAAATAAACCCGTACTAATTGAATATTGCTTGGAGAGTAGAATTGGGAAAATATTAAAATGAAAAAAAATATTATAAGTAAAAATGGTTTAGACTTTATTAAAAAATTTGAAGATCTAAGGCTAGAATCTTATTTACCAACACCAAATGATGTTTGGACTATTGGTTATGGTACAACAAGAATAGGTGGTAGACCTGTAGTTCAGGGTGAAAAAATAACACCAAGGCAGGCAACAGAATATTTTAGAGAAGATATTTTAAAATTTCAAAAGGCAGTAAATGACTTGGTGAAAGTTGAATTGACGCAAAATCAATTTGACGCATTAGTATCTTTGGTGTATAATATTGGAATTGGTGCATTTAGTAAATCTACACTGTTGAAAAAACTTAATAATGGTGATTATTCTGGAGCATCTAGAGAATTTAAAAGATGGAATAAACAATCTGGACGAGTTCTAAAAGGATTAACAAAAAGAAGAAATGAAGAAGCTGAAATTTTTGGATATGTTTCTGAAGAATTTGAAAAAGAAGTTTTAGAATTTATTGATAACTTAAATGATGAGGAAATTGTAATATGTCACAAGAAAGAGCCGGAAGCGGAGTAAATATGGATCGAGTGAAAATAATTAGATTGGTTAGTGGCCAAGAAATTATTTGTGAATTGACAGAAAATGAGGATCACTCTTTACATCTAATGAATCCACTACTTATAGGAATTACCCCAACAGCAAACAATAAAATAGACTTACAACTAAGACCTTTTTTACCTTTTGCAAAAGAGGATGATGTAACTTTATCGAAAAAATTTTGCGAAGATGCTATTGTTTGCACTTATACACCCGTCGATGAAATTTCTCAAAAATATAGACAAGCATTTTCTAATATTATATTGCCGAATACCGGAATGTCCCCAGTTTCAGGTGTAATTACAGAATAATAAAAAAATTATAAAGTTGATTTATTTTATTTTTTTGATATAATAATATTATGTCAAATTTCTATACAAATGTTACTTGCCGAAGAAATAAAATATATTTCCGTGGTGTAAAAGATGGTGTGCGAGTTAAGGAAATAATTAACTATAGACCAACACTTTTTTTACCATCAAATGAAAAAACAAAATATAAAACCTTAGAAAATCAATATGTAAAACCTTTTGAATTTGAAAACATAAAACAAGCAAAAGAGTTTATTGAAGATTATAAAGGTGTAGATAATTTTACCTTTTACGGAAATACTAACTTTCAATACTGCTATATTTCAGATTACTATTCGGATTGTCAATATGATATATCACAAATAGTTATCGCAAATTTTGATATTGAGGTTGGATCTGAAAATGGTTTCCCTGAACCTGAAAGTGCTAGTGAACCAGTAACTGCAATAACAATACAACATCGAGATAAATTTTATGTTTTTGCTTGCGGTGAATATACACCTACCGCAGACAATATCATATATGCTAAATCAGAAAATGAAAGAGAGTTGCTACAAAAGTTTTTACAATTTTGGGAAGAAATATCTCCAGACATTATAACAGGGTGGAACATACAGTTTTTTGATATACCTTATCTTGTTCAAAGAATAACAAATTTGTTTGATGAAAAAGAAGCAAGTAGATTATCACCTTGGGGATTTATATC